TGGTAATGGTGGGTGGAGAGACGCTAATGGAAGTTTCCATGAGCAGCCTGCTCAAGACTCCCGCCTAAGCGATCCGGGCTTTGCAGAGTACTACAGAAATGCCACTGATTTTGGTGGCCATAATGGTAGGCCCCTTTCTACGGACGAGTATTACGAGATGTACCAGAACCAACAAAGGCAGCTACAGCAGCCACAGCAAGAGTTTGATTGGAGCACTTTCCGCCAAGGGCCAAGGCAGTTTAACCCGTATCTGGGTTTTTAAGCATGGACAACTTCGACTACTCCACTAAACCCCAGATGCCCCAGTTCCGTGAGGGTAATGGGCGCTGGGACTGGCGTCAGATGCTGGATATGGTTATCCCCGGTAACGTGTGGAATAGTCACACCAACCAGTATCGGCCCTTGGGCATTGCTCAGGGGCTTACTGGTATTCCCATTGACACCGGGCTAGGTGCAGTACGTAATGCAGGTAGCTTCTTGGGAAGTATTGGACGCAATTTAGGGGGCTTGTTCTCGCAAGGATCGCCAGTAGGGCGAGGAGATCGTACCTACCTTGGCCCCACATCATTTGGCCCTACCAACGCGGTAGGGCTGATGAGTCAACCGGGCTTTGCTGGACGTAATACGTGGGGAACATTGCCCACTACCAGTGGGCGTGTAGAGGGGTGGCAGATGCCCGGAACGCAGGGCGGTGGTGGTAGGGGCACAAGTGGTTTGAACAGCCTACCGTACGGTGGGTTTGCAACTGGGAATGCCGCGCGGATTGGTTCGGCTTCTGGTTCGGGGGCAGGTAGCGGTGGGGGTAATGCCCGTACAGGACGTATTGACCGTGGCCGGTCTGGGAACGCAACCAGAATACGTGGGTCTAGCTAAGGGGATACGCTAATGCTGTTAGGCTGGAAGGTAGCTGCTCTTGTGACCGTAGCTGGGATTACGTCCAGCCTGATAACCTACAACGTAGGGCGCTCTGCTGGATATAAAGCTGGTAGCGATGCAGCTACTGTCGTCTGTGATGCTTACATTAAAGATTGGGAAAGTAAGATCATCAAGATGAGTAACAACCACTTGCTGAAAGTTGACGAGCTTAATAATGAGTTGATGAAGCTACGCAACGTCGCCGAGCAAGAAGCAATTCGCCTTAAGTCAAAGATTGGAGAGTTACGTGCTAAAGCCAAGTTTGTTTCTAATCCCTCTTGTGGCCTTTCTGACGACGAGTTGCGCCAGCTTAGAGCCGCGTATACAGTACGTGACTCAAAAGGAAATAGTGAGAGTTGATTGCCCTACGACTAGGGCACCAGCAATAACTCCCCCCGATGTGGGGGAAGATGGCTTCATCAAGTTCAAGCACCATGAGTTGGCGCTTCAGTACAACGAGCTAGCTGGTATGAATGACGCTAAGGCTGAGTGCATTGAGAAGTTCAACGAGGGCGTTACTCCACTTCTGCCATGAAGGTAAGGGGATGCTGCTTCGCATCTACACGCAGCGCATTTATTGCTGATGGCACTACATTAAACGCATCAATGTCGAGTGGTAATGGGGTGCGTAACTTCCTGTAGTAAAGCTGTGCCCCCAATGTAGCGAGGGCGTCAGCCTGCTCGTCCGTTATATCCTTGAGATTGCGATTCATTCTGTAGCAACCCCCCATGTGTACACCTTGGCATTGTTTGCCACAGCCCACTCTGTATCCTCTTGTGGGGACGTATCTCTAGGTTGCCAAGGTATCCAGAAATCCTGATCGTTGCATTTATACACGACGGGAATCTCCATCTCCCACAAAGCTTCAGCCTCTTCTACTGTAATCTCACGAATGTCATTCACTCTTGACTCTCCATCCGGTAGCGAAGTCAACGGCACTGGGTCTCTCTCCCAAGTATCCGTACAGATTAAACGGTGCCCACTCAACTAGCTCTCCATGTATGGTTACTCCTGAGAATTTGTACTGAAGGTCACGTACACCACAAGCCCACAAGGCATCAGCTTCCTCGGGGCTGATTGTTTTGTACACGGCCACTGGTAAGCTACACGGCATCTTTATTCCACCTTGACACGTCGTAGTGAATAATCAGAAGCTTTTGTATCCTCATATAGTTTGCTAGTACCCGGAGCAAGGCGTCCCCACTTAACTGCCTTCGTATCTTTCCAAGTGCCGTTCATTATTGATCCAATGTACTGCCAGCTCGGGTGTTCTGTGCACCATACCAGCCGATAGTGCCGATTAAGATACTCGACATTAGCACCTATTGATTCCAACTCTGCTGCCTATTCCATCGTGATGTGCCTATAGCCTTCGTCCGGCTCAGGTAGGGGTCCGTTGTAATAGGTGAGCATTCGTTTTCTCCATAGCATTTCGTATTACTCGCTTGGTGCAATCCTCGTCAAAGATAATGGTGATTGCCTCTAGGTCTGCTTTGATTGCTGTACGGATACGCGATAGGGAAGATTGCACTGTACCTATCGGTATGTTGTACTTGTCGGCAATCTCTCGGTAACGCATACCGTGCAGGTAGCGATCCACAAGCCTTGGCAACCATTCGGTTGATACATTCGCTAGTACAGCGCGATGTAACCTCTCTGCGTATTTGTCAAATACTGCATCTTGTGTAAGCCCCTCTTCGGTATCGGAGGCTTCCTCTGAGTAGCCATCGTGCACGCCGTCCTCATGCTTGACAAATAAAGCAAACTCCCTCTTGCGTTCCTGAAAGAACTTGAGTGCCTCGTTACGTGCTATTGAGTAGCCCCACGTAGAGAAGGAAGCATCCCCACGATACTTGTGCTGATATTGGAAGGCCCGCAGCATTGCTTCCTGCTCAACATCATCGTGCATATCGTGGAGATTTAGTTTCTTCAGGCACATCCGTATGCCCTTGCGTACCTCTGTCCAATCAATAATCAATCGACCTCCTTGTCAATCGTCGTCTTCCTCTACCATAACAACTGCACCATCTTCAGCAAACAGTATACACCAGTGAAGCACCTTCCCATACACCGGCTCAATCTTACGATACTCGGGATCGAAGAAGTGGTACCCATCCCAATCCCCCAAGACATAACCGCATTCCGTAGCTAGGATAAGTACCACCCCTTTAGGTGGGGTCACATCTCGTGTTTGGTAGGGGAAGTTGGGAACAGTGGGTAACTCGATGCGGAGTATCTTACTCTCCGGCTCGACTACCTTCTTGGTTTTCGCCATTGACTTCGTCCTCTAGCCAGTAGACCACTCTTACTATTAAGTTGCGGGCACGCTGTGGATCATGTTCCATGTAGTCAAGAGAATCTGTAAGACATCTAAGCATCGTGCTGGCAGCAATCTTACTTATCATTCTTTGTACTCCAGTCTGTAAGCCTACGTACATGCGCCCCAATCTGCGCTAGCTCCTCGTACACATACTTCACATGGTTACATGCCCAGTCATCTGCAACAGGCTTGCCTTGTTTAACAGACAAGTCGATGTATATACGTGCAATACGTTCTGCAAAGCGTTCGTGCATGGGTCACCTGTACTTGCTAGTAAGATAGTCAAGGGATACGAACCCCTCGTCGAACCGACCATTGACTGCTTCGTAACACATCACCATCCCACGCCAGTGCTCATTGCCTTGTGGTCCAAGGTAGTCCTCCTCGTGTGTGTAGCAAGAGCCCGCTATGATTGCGGTCATCAGCCTGCCGTCCCCTGCGGTCGCTGTAGCGATCTGACGCCCCTGCTGGTGTCCAGCTATGCACGACACATGCTTCTTCGTCAGGAGTGCCTGTGCTGACGTTACGGGCCTACCCATAACACCTGACACAAAGTAGTGAGAGAAGCAGATACCGGCTACCTGTTCCACCTTAAGGAACGGAGACACTTCCCAACCAGCCTTCTCATAACCTAAGTCAACTAGCCCAATGGTCCCATCCAGCTTGGGGTCATCGTTGATAGCGCGTAGGATGCGATGCTCGTGGTTCCCTGTAAGCATAAGCATTGGTGGCTGGTACTTCTTCTTCTTGTGCTTGGAGCTAGTGGAGTTGTAGTTCTTGATCGGATCGAGAAGCTCATCCATAGCCAGCTTAGCTGCTTCAATGTCTGCCTTGTACCGCCTACCCTCAAAGGACTTCTTACCCTTGTCGTAGCTACTCAACGAGGGCATGTCAGCGAAGTCCCCAAGATGTACGATTACATCCGGTTGCTTACTAATAAGATAGTTGCCAATCGCCTCCAAGTAGGAGTAGTCCTGATCCGGCTTGACCTGACAGTCGGGTATTACAGCAATCTTAATCGGTCGATCACTCTGCTGCATCTTCAACCACTATTGAGCAGATAGAACCAGCCAATGGGTAAATGGCATACTCGCCATTCTCTCCCTCTCCACGAATGATCGCACCATCAAACCAGAAGCGGTCCTCTTTAGCTGAGAACTTGTACTTACCGGCAACATCAAAGCAGGCAACGCGGCTGCTTGTTTGTTCCTCATTAGACACAAGCCACCCGATTATGAGCAGGGTCACAGCGGCTGTAGCCATAATTTTTGCGAATACTCTCACGGGTCACTCCTCTAGCCATTCGTCAGGTACACGACCAACAGCCCACTTGAAGCCGTTGGCATTTGACCAATCACTGTACTTCGTCTTACTGCCCTTGCGTATCACGTTGTCTCGTTGGAACACTAGGCGTAAGTCAAGATCGGGATTGGATGCTTTGATATGTAGTAGCTTGACACGCTCTGTGTAATCCAAGTTCCCCTTGGTCTCCAGTATCCAAGGGCGGTGAGGTATCTTGAAGTCAGGGGTATATACGTGCTTACTCTCGGGGATGATGTATGAGACCTTGTCCTTTTCGTACAGGTACTTCACTCCTCTTGCTGTTAGGTCATCTGCTACACGCTTCTCCAGCTTTGACTTGACCTTGATGCCCGTCTTGGTTGAGATGATGGCCCTTGGTCCCATGCGCCTCTTAGGATCAATCTGTAACATACCTCTGCGCATTAGTTGTTACGTCCCGTGATGCCCTCTACTGCCCTCTTTATTTTCATACCATTACCTGAGTAATAGGATAGCAGCCGGTACAACGCCAGCCCACACTCCCCTACCTCTTCCGGGATATTACCTAACTGCCAGTATCCAATCTTCTGAGAGTCAATGGTAATAACGATACCATCCTTGGGAATCTCATTATCTGAAAGGACTCCATCTTGCAGTTCCTGTGGAGATTGTTCTCTGGTAGGTGCATCAATCAAGGGGCATCTCCTTCTGTGGGCAGGAACTCGGTAATGACTAGCTGGTTGCGGGATGGAATCTTTACTTCCTTGATGCGTTCCTCTTCGACCTTACGGCGATGGTCTCGTGGCTCGCGTTCTTTCTTGTACGTCTGCTTGTCTTTGGTCTTGCTCATCCGTCTACCTCCACACGTACCTCCAAAGATTCTGGAACAAGTGCGTTTTTATTGTTGCGGTACATGGAAAATCCTAGCGATACATGATGGGCAATCATTGCTGCTTTATTTACTAGTGAGGAAGTCCAATCTCTCTTCTTGAGCCAGACGTAACCCCTCCCTTGCTTGGTTCTGTACCAGACATTGGCACCTAGTTGCACTAGGGCATCCCCCTCTTCTGCACTTATATATTGCCACTTAGCCATCGTTACTCCGTCAGTACAAATTGAACGTAGGTCCAAACAAAATCATACCCGTGGTTAACGCTAACCAACCCATAATCCGCTACACCAATGCTCTTTGACAATGACACCTATACTCTCTAATTCATCTGCCTCTTTACTTGTCAAGAAATGCGCTTGCGGAAACTGGGAAAGAACTTCGGAGCGTACTTTCAATCTTAGCTGCCACAGCTCGGGTCTCCAACTGAGATGACGGATCGGTTCTAAGTTTGACCACACGTAGGAAGAATGCCAAGCTTCCGCTCCATATCCATTCGGTAGTAGCTCCTTGAGGCAAGACGAAGCGAGCTTGCTCCTCACATACCCCTTGTCGCAGAAGGTCTTCGTAAGCATCCAGACAGGCATGAACCGCGTGTTCATAGCAGGTAAGGTCTTCGTGCTCGTCGAAGACGTGTCCTCGTTCAAGCTCGATTCGTTGGTCGCTGCTTCCTTGCTTCTTGTTGGCAGCCTTAGCTCGCCAGTCGGTCGGGTTGAAAATCTCCGGGGTGTAGGAAACATATCGTCGGGATACCTCATTCCATGCGCCACCAACTGTGTGCTTTTGTAGCTGCCGTGCTACGGCTATAGGTGCTTTGACTCGGAACTTCAAGTAGACCTGAGCGAATGGCGACCAGTGATCGTGGTTTGCTAGGTACTTAATCAGCTTGGCGTCTGTATCTTTAAGCTTCTGTGTGTACCAAGTACCATGCTCGTCCTCTTCTTCATAACGACATGGTGTAAAGT